GTGCGAGCTGACCGAAAACTGATCCTTCGCCAGTCGATCGTGAAGCCGCGCTCTTCCCGAGGAGTTTTAAGAACGCAACTTCGGTACCTACGCCTATCGCCGCTTGAGGCACGGCTACTAAGGCAGACTGTAAAGCTGTCTCAAGATCTCTGTTTTGCCCTGCACCTAGGGCTTCAGAAAAATTCTCGCCCGCTAGTGATGGGTATTCACCTGCGGCAAGACCAGCGTAACTACCAAACTTAGCACCTTTTCTAGTAGCTGCTTTCTTGGTTAGATCGTAAGCCGCTTGAGCCAGTTCAAGATCGCGTGGGTTAGCTGAACCATCCAAAACTTTTTGGGTGGCGTCGTCTACGAGTCTCTTGGCTGCTTTCTTGGAGCTAGTTCTTGCGAGTGCTCCACCAGCTGCGCCCAATACGCCACCTGTGGCTAGCGTGCCGATACTATAAAGAAGAGAGGGTAAGCCTTGACCGCCAGCTTTTGCGATCTGAGTAAATGCGCCACCAACGGTAGGTTCTTCGAGGAACTCGCCGAACTCCTCAACGCCTGCTAACGCTGCCCGACCAGTTGCGTTTGCACGTTCTGCCTCTAGGACATTTCTTTCCGCGAATTCGTCTGCGCCTACAGCCGTGCCAAGTAGGGCTTGGAAGTAGTCGATCGATGCGCCCATGCCTTCGGTGCCAGCAGTAAGCCCGCCGCTAAAAGCGTTGCTCATACTGTTGTCGGCTTCAAGCTCTAAAGGTTGATCTTCGTCAACTGAAGACCCGTCTAGGTTGCTTGCGTAAAACTGCTCGAGAAGTTCATCCACTATTGAGGGCGTCCATATCTTTCAGAGTTTGCTTGAGCTGCTTTCTTTAAGAAATTTCCAGCTTTTGAATTCTTATTGTTCAACGCTCGAATCGAAAAACTCTCGTCAAGTACATCGTACTGCCACTGGCCATTGACTAGTGTTGGCTGGGTTATGTATTGAATTCTGTTGCCATCGATAATTACCCGACTCAAGAAATCATCGCTCGCTCCAACGTTACCGTCAGTATCCATACGGAATAAAGAGACCACGCTTTCCCATGCGCCTCCTTTTTCTTTGGACGCTTCGCCAGCAGCGATCTGGCTAAAGACCATATTCGCCGACTTCATCAACAGTTTGTGCTCTTCGGGGTAATCCTTAGCGTTAAAAGCTGACAGCTTGTTCCAGAAAGTGTTCAGTATTCCGCTTTGCAAAACCCTGTCTGATCGCTCACCAAGGTCACCAAGTTCTTCATCACCCATAATCTCAGCGACGCCGTTTACTAGATCGTCTGCGAATCCGATAGCGGTTTTTTGCTGTTCGGCTTGGAATTTCTCTACTTGTAAACCTAGTGTCCTTTCAGCTGCTTCGCGTCTCTGCTGGATAGTAGCGAAGTCTTTTGGACCTATAGCCTGACCGTTAGTCATAAGACCGAGCACTTGCTGTCGGAGAGCCGCCGCTTCTGTGCCCATACCTGCGTTAGATCCAGCAGCACCACTGTTGACTGTAGAGGCAAGTGCCGCAAGAGCGATTGCACGGTCTTTGTTATTCAAACGACGCATGTCTTCAAGCGTTTGTATGCCTTCAGCTTGCAGTTTCTCTGCAACTTGCTGACGAGCCTGCGGAGAAAGATTCACCTCGCCTGAGATGATCATGTCAGCTAACTCGTCGTTAGTCTTACCTTCAGATACTTTGGCAAAGTCGTCGAACTGCTGTTGAACCGCGCTATTCGAAGAAGTGATCTTCGTTGCTTGTTGGTTGGCCTCTTCAGGTTTTTCTCTGACAAGTTTGTCGCCATTAGATTCAGGGAGTAAACCTTCGTCTTCTACGATTTTCTTTCTGCGGGCCTCGAGGCTTTCTCTGCGAGAGTCGGTAATGTTCCGGCCTAACTGAGCATCGATAGCTTTCAGTTTTTTCCTGAGAGGCTCGTCTTTTCGTTCCTGCCGATCAGCGCGTCGTTGGTCTGCTTCTGCGTAAACAGCTCTTAGCTTATCTTGGTTCGCTTTAAGCCGCTTTTCTGCTGCATCTTGTGCCGGACCTTTTGGCCCTGGTTTATTTGCTATCTCTAGGTCTTTCTGAATGCTGGCCTGCAAAGTTGATGCTCTACGTAAAGCGTCTCGGGAGCCGTCAACTCTTTTTGATATCTCCGCGTAGCTATAATCGATAAGAGTCTCGTCATCACCTCGATCAGGCTCTGGGTATTCTTTTTCTAGGCGGCTTTCGCGGGATACGGGGCCTGATTGCGGCTTACCTCCCATCTCAGCGAATACTTTATCGGCGTACTCTCTAGTTTCTTTGCCCCCAGGCATTTTGTCTGGGTCAGCACCAGCAGCTATCCAGTCGTCTGTAGCCTTTGGGCCCTGATTGTATGCGGCTAAAGCATGCGCAACGTTACCGTTGTACTTCTTGAGCATCGCATCGAGATACTCTCGGCCAACTCTGCGGTTCTCTGCTTCACTATCGTCTTTAACGCCTTCGATCCCATAGCCTGGGTTCTTAGCTGTAGCTGGCATCAACTGCATTACGCCCTGAGCGCCAGCTGGGCTGACTGCACTATGATCGCCACCGCTTTCAACTTGCTCGACGGCGTTGTACAGCGCTTCGTTGCCCTTGAGCATTTTTCCGTCGCCAGAGGTTTGCGCCTGTGCTTGGCGGAGTGCTACTTGTTCGTTCTGCGCATCTGTTAGATCAACACCAGTTTGTTTTGGTGGTACGAGTGGCTCAAGACCCATGTCTTTACCCATCTCGTTAACGACTTCGAGCTTCTCTTCATCGTTATTGGCGGCGGCAACAATACCCATCGCGTTCGTTTTAGCTGCCCCTTTGGGGAATGCATTCAAAACTTGGCCCGTGCGTTCGTGCAAGTCTCTCTGAAACTTTACTTCCTCAGCGTTTGCACCAGCGTTTGCACCAATTAAGTTCTCAGTCGCTCCCATAACAGAGACGCCTATCTCGTTCTGATAGGCCATAACACTTGAGTCCCACGCTGTGTTCACTGTATCCAAGATCTTACTGTCGGGGATGAATATGGCCGGATCATCTGGATCTTTAGTGCCGTTTTCAGTCTTTACTCCAGGCGAGCCATCGGCGTTGGTTACATCTATGAGGTATCCACCGTTAACATTGTCGCGAGTAAGTCCTGTAACCCGCGCATCATCAGTAACAATGTCTGACTCATTAAGCATTGTGATGGCAAGGTCTATGCCATTTTTATCGCCTTTTTTTAACGCTTCCTCGAAACCTGCGCCCAGTCCAAGTCTGCTGCTATCTAAGAAGTTACCAGCGCTGGCTCCCCTGTAGATTTCGTTTGTCTTTTTTACTTGGTTCTCTTGCGCTCGTTTCTCTTGGTCGAGCAATAGGTTGTCGCGATAAAGAGCATTGCGATCTCTGGCTGTCCGCGCTGTATTGGCTTGTTGGCCACTTGCAAATAAACCCTCAAAGAAACTCATAGCTACCTCTAAACTCTTCTGAACTCAACGTCGACCTTGTTGTAGTCAACCATGTTGTAACCTACGCTCCGCTCAACAACTGCCCACGGAACTTCGTCTGCCATTACGCCTTGGAAGCGATCATCTGAACCTTTGTAGCTAAACTCGTAAATATTGACGCCGTTGTCTGAAACGCCGACTTGCTCAATGTTGTGCTTTAAGCGGCGGTCGCTTGTGAATAATGCGTAGGCGATAATTGCGCTTGAGGCTATGTTCCCAACCGTCGCCATCGTCTGCGCTTTTGCAGACGCCTTTGCTTGGGTGTAAGCATTAGCTCGGGCTTGAGCATCGGATGCAGCTGAGCCGAGTTGGGATTGCGAAGACCGATTAACGCCTTGTCCAATATTGATTAAGTCTGACGCTAATGCTGTATTCGCTTCTTGTTGTGCAATACGAGCGTCGCCAATAGCTTGTATTGAACCGAGAGTCGTGCCTCTAGTAAGCGCTCGTTCTTGTTGCTGAAGTTGAGCTGGGGTGAGTGCGGCTCCGTAACGGGAGGCATTACGCTCTGAAGCAGCTGACATCAGCGATGCCGCTTTTGAAGTATCCTCTTTGGCAGCGTCAATAAGGCTCGTGTCATTCTTAGCCCTGTCAATCAAGTCGTCTTCAAAGCTATCAAAATTTCTTTTGAAGTTTAGGTACTCATCGCGAGTTATGTTTGCGTAAGTATTGCGCGGGTCCGTAACGCTAGGCAGGTTATTACTAGTGTTGTTGTTGAAGTTAGTGAAACCTCCTTGAGGTACCTCCGATATAATTCGTGTCATGGGTATAACCTCGATTTACCGCCAGTTAATGAAGTCGCAAAGTTATAGCCAAAAGACCCTTTGGTTGCGGGTGTGAAAACAGGTTCAGCAACCCCTGGCTTGTTGGTCCAAGTAGCGGCCGTGGGCGCTTCGCCAAACATGCCTTTCTCTGCGCCTAATTGAATCGCGGCCCCAGCAACTTGACCCAAAGCCTTCGTTTTGGCCGCGCGTACATCTTGTTTACCTTTAGCTCTTGTTAAGGCATCGGAAGTCGCAAGTCTGGAGGCTCTAGCCATACCTGTCTGAGCGTCAGCGACCTGACCTCTGGATGTACCTAATACGTTTGCGCCGAGCTTATCTTGGACATCCTTGCCTGACTGGTTAGCTACGCCCAGCTGTCCTTGCAAGCCCTGTGACATTTCGGAAGGTTTGTTATTTGCTTGCGTATCTGCGTAGCTAGTCTCAGAAGTTAGAGCCTGCATGGTGTCCGCGTTTGCCCTGCCGCGAAGAAGGTTTGTCGGGTCTTCTGACTTCGACTGATCCCGCATCTCTAAGAGCATGGGTTCGTACTTTTTCTTGAAGCTCTGGTACTCAGCCAAAGCTACGCTAGCGGACATTTTCTCGTCTGCTGACGGCTCGTATTCTGCTTTTTTAGGTTTAGAACCAAATATAAACGCCATTATAAATCTCTCGTATAGGTTGCAGATTGCCTCTCCCAACCAACAGACAACAAACTTCGTTCAAAGTCTGGAATGTTTGTTCGAGTCTCAATCCTTTTAAAGCCCATCTCTTTGGCTATCTCTGCGAAAACAGGCACATACTTCTCAAGTACCGTTCTTTGACCGCGTTTCTTCACCCACACTAGCCAGAAAAAGAATATGTGGTCACCCGAGTATTCATCTTTCTCTGCTGTGTTTATTGAAAACCCCTCTGGGAACACCCAAAGAAAAGCCTCTTCGTTTAAACACGCTGCGTAGACGTCTTCAGCCCTAAACGTCAGGTTAGGTTGCTCTCGTAAAATCTCTTCAACGCCTGGCTTTACCCAATCCCATTCTTCGCGAATCGATGCGATTACTGGTTTAGCCGCCGTGTCCGTACCTACGTCTCGTTCGCCACGCTCGTGTGACACCACCATAATTCACCTTCCTAGCTACGCCTTCGTCCGCATGACGGGCTTTTCTTTCTGCGTTAGTAATTCCTTCCGCGAAAAGAGCACCGTAAATTTGTGCTCCGGTGTAATCAGTCCAAGCCTGACCTGGAGTACGCAACAGCCGGAACAAAGTGCCGTTAATAATGCTGTCGCGGTATTCTGAAATGAGATCTGAGTCGCAGGCTGTAGATGTCGCCGTAGGCTTCAACTGAACCCTGATGAATGTGCTGGAGACCATAGTCGCCGAAGGTGTCGGCACTAACCAAATTAGTCCTTGCCCTTGCTTGACGTAATACTCTGGCGTCCCTGCGTTATCTGATTTGCGCCAGTCTGGTTTCCTCTGATCCAGCAACTCAGGAGATACGGCTTCCAGATTAGTGCCGTTAAACACTGTGTTCATAATCTTATGGACTACTGTGCCGCTGGGCGGTTCCAAGTCGTACTCATAGATACCGCCAACAGTTGTCAGGGGGTCAAGATCCGCTTGGTAAATACCAGTCTTCTCGCAAAACTCGATAACTGCTGAGCGAATGTTTCTCTCAATTAAGCTATCGGGACAGGCGGGTACGACAGGTAAAATGTCTGGGAATAATGTTTCGTAGCTAGTCTTAGCCATAAACTAATTTCCTACGCCATCACTGGAGCGGTTGGGCGCATTTCAGGGTTCGGGGTAGTTACTAGATCGATTTGGGCTTTCCCCGTTACCGCCGCCGTGAATATCTGATAATGGCTAGCAGCACGTTGTTGGTTGCCGGAGTACTCAGCGTCCTTCATGTAGGCCATGTAGAGCACATAGTTCATAACAGCGTTAGCGAATATGTCAGGTAAAACCAGATTGTCGCTCAACCCAACAGTGGCTGGATTGGTCGAATAGATAATCTCGATGTAAGCGTTTCCACTAACCCCTGGGTAAACATAAAAGTTACGGGGGTTGGTCTCGTCGTACATGTAATGCTTGACTATATTTGTGTGAGCAGCGTCGCCAGCAACGGTAGGGTCATGCCAGTCAGGGCTCTGGGTGTCCAGAATATCCCTGCCTACTAGTCTGATTGAGCGCTTGCCTGTACCGCCGCTAGCGGCTGACATGTTGCGGACAACTTTGAGCAGTCTGTTACCCGTACTGGGGATGTCTTGTTTAGTGCCATCCGTTAGCGTAACCGTTGCATTAACGGCACTAGCATCAGGTTTTAGTAGGGCTATCTCTCGTTGGGCGTCATTTACCCACAATACAAGCTCTGCAGTTGCGGGCCAGCGGACGCCAGTCGTGTCTTGCAGTACGGTTTGTACTCGGTCGATAACGCTCTGTACTGTTACTGCCATGCTGTATACCTATGAGTTAAGTGCTAATTCCCAAGCCGCTTCGCGCTCATCAGTTCTTACTGTGCGACCTAGCATCTTGTTAACGACGGCAGCTTTTGGAGTGCCATCGGTCTTAAATGAGTTGGGGTCAGCCTCTTCGATCAGTTTTTGAAGAACTTCGACTAGTTCCTCGTCTTGTACAGGTTCTTGTACAGGAGGGATGTCTTCAAAATCCGCTTCTTCAGCTGTTTCCTCTTCGACATACTTGTCGTTGTATTCTTTTGCGCCCATCTGAATGGCTAACAAGCCAATCTCTTCCGCGATGTCTCTTGGTACGCCTGCTTGAAACAACACTGCGCTACCACCGAGAGTGGTGACTCTTAAATCTTCACTACTGATAATCTTCATGATTTGGTCCTATATAAAAGAAACCTCTCCCCCCGAAGGAGGAGAGGGTAAGTCTTACTTACTGGGCAGTATCGAGAGCGACGATGCCGAAGTCCTGTACAGAGCCACTGATGTCGCTGTTGTACTTAGGCTTACGGAGACCGAAGATCTTGCCTACAGAAATACCTGACTGGTTGCCATAGTCGAAGGTGTCTTCAACCATTTCAGGCAGACCGATGTCAGCCATTGCCAGGGCCTGAGCACCACAGAACAGAGCACGTCCGCCAACTACGTCAGCATCAGCACCCCACTTGTAGCCAGCTGCGCCAGCGTTAGAGGAAGTACCAGTAGTAGCGCCAGAAGTGTTAAACACATGGCGGAACTCATGGATCATTACACCGTCAACCATCAACGAAGCAGAACCAGAGAACAGGCTGTTGCCAGTTCCTCGAACGCCAGCGTTACGGACGTTAGCTAGGAAGTCAGAATCTAACTTCAGGCTAGCCATCTGCTGAGGGGTAACAAACATGTGGAAAGTTTCTTGGTTACCAGCACCACGGATTCCACGAATATAGTTGTCTTTGGCAAAAGCCTTCAGCTCAACAATATGCTTGTAGCCGATCTTGTCAGTCCCTGTAACAGCAGTAGTGTCGCCAGCAGCGAGAGAAGTACCACTGATTCGAAGATGACGATCACTAGTTGGAGCAGAAACGTCTGATGCAAACTCCAGATCTACCAACTCGTGGCCAGCAGAAGAAGAAGTAGCACGTAGACCACCATTGTTTTTGAGGGTGTAAGCAACACCTGACATAGTCAAGAATGCCAACTGGTCACAACGGTCAGCAATTGCATAAGCAAGTGCGTCGCGAGACTGCTCACGGAAGTTAACAACAGTCTTCTGGTCAGTCATACGACCAGCGATGCGGTTAGCAAAACGTAACTGATCCAGCTCAATAGTGATGTCAAACGCGCGGAGGGCTTCTTCGTTGCCTTCCAGAGTATTGTCACCAGTGATACCGTCGGTAGTCATGTCAGCTAGCAAAGTGATGTTAGCTTTTGTGCCTTTCTGGTTCTTAGTCAGTTCAGTTACTCGCTGAACCATAGCGTTAGAACCTGTACCAGCGAACTGGTTAATGAAAGATTGGTTGCGAGCTACTTTCCAGAAGTCGCGGCTCCAAGTTTGGAGTTGGTCGCCTGTAAGCGTACCGAAATTCGTTAAAGCCATGATGGCCTCCTATTAAATTGACAAAATAATGTGTGCGGCACACGCCGCCTTATCAGCCGACTTAAAGGAGCGGCTAATCCGTATTCCCGTATCGTGGGACAACGAACTAGCGCTTATTTACGAGGTGCGACCTCGGCAGGTTTAACGCCTTTGCAGGCGAGGATTACGTTTTTTACGGCTACGGGCCGACCCCATGTCGTAGGGATGGACGTAAAAATCATATTAGTACAGCTAATATTACAATGCAACCACTATCTATGACGGGCTGTCTTTTTAGCTATCTTCTTGGGCTGCTTACTGAACTGCTTGCCTGCTTTGGTGTCTTTACGCTTCTTAGCACTGGTCTTGGCATACTCTTTCTTGCTCAAAGCCTCTCGAGCCTTCTTCGGCAAGTACCTTTCACCAGTAGCTTTCTTACCTTGAGTACTGTTCTTGCCTGATTTAGTACCCCATTTCTCTTTAGTCCACTTAGTCAGAGACTTCTGAGCTTTGGTTTTTGCTCCTGAGTAACCGCCACCTGCTTTTTTATAGCGTTGCGTTGCCAATTGAGCTTTGCGGGCTGACCATTGCCCAGGTTTGCCGCCTTTCGAACCTGCTTTTACAGCTGCAACGATCCGTTTCCACTTAGCTTCGTCTGTTCTGGCCATTACACGGTTACCTCAAGCTCAGTCTCTATCCAAACCCTAGCGCCACAAGACAGCGGCTTGTCAGGGCGGTAAACAATAGCCGCGACCACATTGCCATTAGCGTCCACTATCTCAGCCTTATTAGTTTTGCGGTTGTCTTTATAGTCTTTGACAGTGATCACTGGGCTGCTCTCACCGTTTTTAAGGTTGGCGCGGATGTTATGTTGATTGACATGGATGCGGGTCTTCATGTCTCACCATTTGACGCGGTTTGCCCAATAGGCCGCGCTCATTTTGCCCTTCGAGATGTTGCGGCGGTGCCTAGCTTTGAAAGACGCCCGCTTTTTCTTCATCTTTTCAGACTCACCTTTCTTGGGTTTGCCTGCAGTAGATGCGCCTTGTTCTCCAAAACGAATGGTTTTGATCTTGTCACCTTCTTTAGCCACAACAATGTGTGACTTCTTGGGGTGACTGGGAGTCCTTTTTGGCTTATTAAAGCCCGAGACTCCAGCTCGGGCCAATCGTGGGTCTTTTTTAACTGGCATAGTTACCTCGTTATAAAATATCGCCTCTAAGACGCTTTAACGTTGCTTCTGGTAGGGCGTCGAACTCTTCTTCAGTCATGCTAGATAGGTCGAGTGCCTTTTCACCTCGAGTCGCTGCGCCTTCGCCGCCCATTTCGGGTGGTTGAGCATCAGCTGCTTTCAACTTCTTGTTAACTTCTGCGCGTTTTTTGGATACTTCGTCGGTTGATCCCAACGTTGACCCTGGTTCGCTGTTATCAACGAGGTTGTTCTCGCTAATTACGAATTTCGCTGCTCTGGAAAGAGCTGCAACAGGGTTTGCGCCTTGAACCATGAAGGCATCACGCAGTTCTATAACCTCAGTAGTCAACGCCTCGTCATACGAGGGGCTTTTCTGGTCAAAAACTGGGAAATCTGCCTCGAGAGCGGCCGCAGCTTGCTGCAAAGCGTTCGCCTGATGGTTGTTTGACACCGTGTCGGTCATTTTTTGAGTCATTTCGTACTCAATCTGAACGCGTTCTGCTTGACGTATCTCTGCGCGCACTGCAGCGGCCTTTTCTGCGTCGCCATCCAACAAATGGTTCTGGTAGTCCACCTCTTTTGCGGCGAAATCAAACTCTTCAGGAGCATCCGGTGCAGGTTGTTGAGCGGCTTTCATGTCATCAATCTGCTTTTGTAGTGCTTTTTGCTTGTTTAAAACTTCATCCAAACGTGCCTTTGGCACCATAGGCTTCTTGGCAGGCTTTTCTTCCGCTACAGGCTCTTCAGCTTTTGCTTCGGGTTCGCTCCCTTCGTCTTCGGCCACAGTTTCCTCGGGTTCTTCGGCGACGGGTTCTTCGGTTTCGTCCTCTGCCACAACTTCCTCTTCTTCAGCAACCTCTTCTGGCTCCTCTTCAGGGGTTTCAAAATTAAGATCTAACTGCGGAGCGTCATCGTCTTCGACCTTGTCGGCTCCAGGCATTACATCGAACTCTAGTGCTTTATCTTCAACTGCTTCTTCTTTCTTGCTCATATCAATCTCCTATTGGGGTTTTGTTTTTTTCTTGCTTCGCAGCTGTCTGCATAGCGGTAGCCGCTATGCGTGTTGCCGCATTAGTTTCTGATTGGTTGGTACGGGTGGTGTTGGTCAGGTCTGCCAACTCTCTACGCAGCTGCAGCTCTTGCATCTTCATCTGCATCTTCGTTTGCAGCTCTTGCAGGCGTATCTGAGGATCTACGTCGGCTATGTCTTGTACTTTGGCGATGTTCACTGCTGCTTCAGAAGAGATCTTCTTAACTTCAGCTTCCAGCTTCGCGATCTCGAGCTGTACTTGCTTCATCTGAACCTGCTGTTGCATAGCCGCTGCTTCTTGTTGCTCTGGCGATTTCTCAATGCCAGTTAGCATGCGAATCCGCTTAGCTAGTTCACCTTTCTTAGTGAGGTGGCTGTACTCAATGATTGCATCGTCGGGAATAGCCACGCCGACCTGTCGCAGATTAAGTGCTTCGGCAAACTGAACTTCGTCAAAGCTGTCGCGTGCAGGGGCAGTAG